GGCTTCAAATTCGGCATCGTCAGCCGGTGCAAGGTTCTTGGCCACCAGGTCAGCCGTGGCCCGCACCCACTCGTTGCGGGCGTTGGCCAGCAGGCTCATCACCTGGTCACGCGCAGCCTCGGGCAAGTCGGGGCAGGTTTTGCGCAGGGCGGCGGGCAGCTGGTCGAAGCGCTCCACCACCGACTGGCTGGCCGTGGCCAACACCTCAGACAGCAGCCCGATCGGCGCGTACTCACCACGCGCCAAGGCGTTTTTGATTTCTTGGCCCTCGCGCTGAGAGCGCTTGAGCGCCGCCGACTCTTGCGCCGGGTCCAGGCCGTCAGCCGTGTCACCCAGCCGCCCAGCCGCTTGCTCACGCAGCCGCCCGCAGTAGGCCAAGATCAACCCGCCCATGCTTTCATCGGCAGGCAGCTTGCCCTCGGTGATCATGGCGTTGATGGCTTGCTTGGTCGTGCCCACCACCGAGGCCACCACCGTCTGCACAGCAGGCACTTGCAGGTCAATCATCATGTCGGGTCAACCCCTCTATGAAAATCATGAAACAGTGGATTCCCGCGGTTCGAATTACCCGTGGTGGCACCCTTGGCACAGTACCTTACGGTGGGGGAGGGGTAGGCACGGACCATCACAGCAGCGACCCCTGCACACGGTAGAAAGCCGACTGCAAAGCCTTGTCGAAGGCGACATCGAACCGGGTTGAAAATTCTTTCTTGGCGGTGGCGTTGACGATGGGAAAGAAGCCCAGCGTTTGCTTGTAGCTCACGCTTCGCACAAAGATCAGCATGGGCTTGAGGCTTGAGCCGAATGGTGTTGCCACTCGTTTGTAGATGCCCGGTGGTATGTGCTTGGCTTTGCCACCTACCGGGTTGACCCACAGCTCGTACCCGTAAACGCCCTTCTTGATGTTGCCCTTGGCCATGCGTGCGCGTGTGGCTGCGTTGGCTTTGTTGTAGCCTGACTCGGTGTATGTGCCCAGCACGTTCAGGATCAATGAGATCTCACCACGGCTCATGTTTCCATAGGCGTCCAGCCTAGCACCACCACCAGGCACGACATGCCAGCCTGAAGGTAGGATGCCGCGCCGGATCAGGCGCGTCTCCATGGTCTTGTGCCTGCGCTTGCCACCGAAGATGTGAGGCTCCAGCATGCTGCGGCTGCTTTCGGCGCTGTTCTTGTCTTTGAAGGCCAGCTCAGCGCTCAGCTTTGACTTGGATGCGTACTTGATGCGCAGGCTGTTGATCACCCAATTGGTCGGGCGATTGAAGACTTTGCGCATTTCCTTTTGCACATTGGTCTTGGCCGATGCTGCTGTCTCGTTCAGGGCTTTGGCCAAAGCAAATGGCACCTGCTTTGCTGCGCGGTCATAGGCAGCCTGAATATTGGGAAGGTTATGGCGAATGTCGATCTTCATGCCGTCACCCCTGTGCGTCCATGGCCTTGATGGCTTGCAGCACCGCTGCCCGTGAGGGTGCGCCCTGGTGTCTGGCAATGGCTGCGAACATGGCCATTTGTGCGCCTTTGAGTGGCCGCGCTGATCGGATCAAGCGGGCGCAGCAGTGGGTGCAGGTCATGCTGTACCGACCACTGAGCGGCTGTTGTTTTGAGTATTCGCAAGAGGTGCATGGTGTCTTTGTGTTGTCAGTCGTCATGGCCAAAGCCTTTTGGCTTGGATGAATAAGTGGCTGTGCGGGCGTTGGGGGCTTGGCCTGCCCAGCTGTCAAAGCGGGTCTGGTCCCCGATGTATGCCAGGTTGACCACACCGCAGCGGCCTTGGCGGTTCTTGGCGATGGTGACCTTGGCGTAGTTGCGGAAGTCTTCGGGCAGATCTGGCTTTTGCTGGATTGGGCGGTGCACGAACATGACCACATCGGCGTCTTGTTCGATGGCGCCAGAGTCGCGCAGGTCGGACAGCACAGGCGCGTGCTCTGCCCGATCCTCGACCTTGCGGTTGACCTGCGCCAAGCACAGCACGGCGATGCCCAGCTCTTTGGCCAAGTTCTTCAAGCCCCGGCTGATCTCTTCAAGCTGGTAGGCGCGTTGTTGCTTGCCATCCAATCCGGACATCAGGCCGATGTAATCGATGATCAGCACGTTCAGGCCGTGCAGGCGCTTGAGGTTTCGGGCCTTGCTGCGCACCTGGTTGATGTTCAGGCCGCCTTGGTCGCTGGCGTACCAGTTCAGGTTTTTGGCTTTCTCCACGCCATCGACCACGCTGTCCCACTGCAGGCCTTTGCTGGGCCGCTTGACGGTAGACAGGCTGATTTTGCCAAGGATGGCGGTTTGGCGGTCGCGCAGTTCGCTGTGCGGCATTTCCATGCTCAGCATGCCCACGGTGTAGTCGGCAGCCATGTGCAGGCCGATGCTCATGGCCAAGGCTGTTTTGCCCATGGATGGCCGCGCACCCACCACCACCAGCTCACCAGGGCGCATGCCACCCTCGAGGATTTCGTCCAGGTCATACAGGCCAGTCGGCCAAGCGGTGATCTTGCCTTCGGCCCTTGCTTCGATGGTGTCGATGTGGGCAATGGCACCTTCGTGGGCGCTCACCCAATCGTCACGCGGCGCATCGTCGATCAGCTTGGACAGCTGGCCCTGCGCAGCTTCCACGCGGTCCTCGATGGATCTGGCGTGGTCTTGGGCCAGTTCGGTGATTTCGGCGCTCACCGACAGCAGGCCGCGTGACTTGGCACGCTCGATCACGGTGTCGGCATAGCGGCGGATGTTGGCCGCGCTGGGCACAAACTGCGCCAAGGCGTTCAGGTCATCCAGCCCAATGCGGCCACCCATGGCCTGAAAAACAGTGATCACATCGGCCTGCTTGCCCGACAGCACCTGGGCGCAGACTTCGGCGTAAACCTCGCGGTTGACGGCGTTGAAAAAGTGCTCGGGCTTGAGGCGGTCGCTCACACGGTCCAGCGCGTTGTTGTCGAGCAGCAAAGCGCCGAGGATGCCGGATTCGGCCTCATGGCTGGCCAGTTTGTTCAGGGTTTCGGCGCTCATGCTGCCACCCCTGCGTTGGCTTCGGATGCGCGTTTGGCTTGCACGCCGGTGGTGGTCAGGGCGCAGGCGTCACCGGCAAAGTGCCAGAGCTTGAACCAATTGCCCCGCACGGCTTTGCGAAACACCGTCCGCCAGCAGCGGTAGCGCTTGGCGTTGGGCAGGCTGTAGCGCTCTCGAAACTCACGCCAAGCCAGCCGAAGGTGCTCACGCGGTATGCCCACGCTGTCGGCGTACTCAAAAACCGGATCGTCAGCCGGGATAGGGTCTTCGCCTTTGGCTTTGATCGTGGTCAACCAGGTCGGCAAGCCAATCGCCGAGTTTTCGGTTTTTGCCCCCGTTGGGGGTATGGGGGTATTTATACTCTTCTCTTCTCTTTCTCTAGGTAACGCTGTTTGATCGCTTTTCTCCATTTCCGGTAACGCTGTGAGCGTTACTTGTGCGTTACCGTCAATGCCTTGATCTTGTGTTTTTGCTTGCTTGTCAGCGTTACCGTTTTTAAAGTTTGCGGCGCGAGTTGCTGCTTGGCAGCGCTTTTTTGCACTGCTGCCGTTGTGCTCTTCAAAGTGAGAAATGCGCACGCCTTCGGGGTGATCGGCCAGCCAGCCAATGTCGCACAATGCCTGCCCCAAACCCTTCACGCCAGTCTTGCGGTCGATGCCTTTGAGTGACAGGCCGTGCATGATGCCATCGGTGCTGTGCTGATCGGCAGCGGCCCAAAGCCAATACAAGCCACCAACCACTGCAGCCTCTGAGCTTTCGGTCAGGTCTGCCAAGCGTGCAATGCGCGGGTCATCCCAAAGGTTTGATCGCATCTTGATCCAATCGCCCGCCATATCAAACCCCCAACCGTTCTGCAATGGCTTTGAAGGCCTGCTCAAGCTGCTCAGGTGTGGCGCTGGGGTGTTGGTGTGCCCAGGCGCTTTTGGCCTGCTCGTATCGCTGATAAACGCTCATGACATCCGACCTTTCGCCGACAGAAAATAGGTGCCCCATTGCGCTGGTCGGTGCAGTTTTCAAGCCGGTGATCAAGCCAGCTCTAGCAATGGGGCGAAACACGTTCAAAGCCTTCGGGTATCTGAGGCGTTAAACAAACGAGGCCTGCTTCTGGGCAGGGAAAACCGGGTGCACCATGCGGCGCGTGATGGTGCAGGGGCGTGGGTCCACCTTGCGGTGCAGCTGGCCACCGGCGATCAGGTTGCTGACGCGGGCCGAGACCCTGGCCACATCGATGCGTGTGTTGTAGGTAGCCTCATAGGCCCGTTGAATCTCGACCAGGCTCATGTCGCCCACCATCGGGTGGCAGCCACTGGCCACCACGTCCAGGATCTCTTGCTGTTGCTTGGCCAGCTTTTTGGGGTTGATGGCGCGGTAGCTGTCGGATTGGGTATCGAGCGAACTCACGCGCTCAGAGGCAGTCATCACGGCTTCGGTCATTTGGGGAACCTCACGATGTTGTTGATGCGTTTGTTGGTCACGTAGCGGGCGGCCAAGGCTTGGCTGACGGCGTGGGTGGCGGCTTGCTCGGTGGTCATGCCATGGGCTTGGGCGTAGCGCTCCAGGCGGTCCAGCTCTTGCGGCGACAGCGTGGCTGTGACCGTGGTGGTGGGTTCGGGTTTGGCGCTCATTTGCGTGACTTGGAAGTGACGGAAGCGGGCTCAATGTGTGGCTCGCATTTGCGGCTCTGTGTGCGCAGAATCACCGACAGACGAACGCAAAAACTCGATCATCAAATCACGCACCAGCACAGCAGGCTGCGTGCCGTTGAGCTCAGCAATGGCCTCGATGGCGCGGCGCTCGGCGTCTGTCAGAGACAGGTTGATGCGGTTGTTTCGGATGTGGCGCGGATCGGCATACATGGTGCAAAACCCTTAAAAATGAAACGAGAACAAAACGATGGAACTAAACAGACTGACCACATGGCCAAAGAAGGGCGGGCGCGTCCAGTTGTGCACAATCCAAATTCTCACAATCAAACTGCACACAAAAGGACGCACCCATGAAATCTGAAATCACACTGCTGCAAGAAAAATTGGCCCGGTCAGAGGCAAAGACGATTGCGGTCATAACGGTTTGTGCTGCTTTGCTGAAGCACCACCCCTTTGCGCCAGAAGTGAAAGAAACGCTTCGACTGCTGGTAGATCTGAACGCGACCACGCTGCTGGGCAAGTCGTACCCTGATGAATTGGCAGAGAACATAGCGAAGACCGTAGACCGAGTAATTCGGCTTTCAGATGTTCAGTTTTGACGCGCAAAAGCACGGCATCAATGACCTCATCAACGAGGTCAACAGGTGGATTGAAAAGTGATGCGCTCATGCCACCCCCTGCTGATCGGCCAGCTCGGGCCAGATGCGCTGCCAGTCGTTGGGGCGCAGGTCTTTGCGGGTGACTTTTCCGCCGGTTGCACGCTCGATGTCAGCGCAGTACTCCGGCGGCACCGATTTGCGGGCCAGCCACATGGCCACTGTGGGCTGCGGACTGTTGATGGCCGCACCCAGTTTTGCTTGGGTGCCAAGGATGTTGATGGCTTGCTGTAGAGGTTGCATGACCTCATTCTAATCACAATTGAATTGGGTGTGTTATTTCCAATGACAAACGTGATGACACTTGGCGAACGACTGAAGCAATCCAGAGAAGCTCTTGGCTTAAGCCAGGCGGAATTGGCACGCAAGGCCGGAATGACTCAGGGCTCTATTGGCAACCTGGAAACAGGCACCCGCAAGTCAGCCAAAAACATCCTGGTCATTGCGCAAGCGCTGGGGGTGGACGCGATGTGGCTTCAGTACGGCGCAGCGCAATACAAGCCGCCAAAGGCTGAAGAAAAGCCAGCGTCATACATGCCGGGGCTGCACCCATGGCCATTTTCGGGG